ACAAACGTACAAACAATGGAATCAGGAGTTTTAGCAGGACCTGTTACTGTGACAGGGACTTTAACTATAACAGGAACTTTGGTAATAATATAAAATGCCTATAGTACAAGTAAATCAAATATCGTCTCAAACAGGTGGAGTATTAACCGTTGGTCAATCTGGAGATACAGTTACATTAGCAACAGGGGCCACTGCTACAGGTTTTAGCAGAACAGGTACAGTTAATTGGAGTTCAACAGTTAGAACTACAGGATTTACAGCTTCGTCACCAAATGGATATTTTTGTAATACAACATCAGGAGCATTTACTGTAACACTCCCAGCAACTCCTACAGCTGGTGATATTGTGGCCTTTAAAGATTATGCGCAGACATGGAATACAAATAATATTACAATATCAAGAAATGGATCTCTTATAGAAGGAACTACAATTAATTTTATAGGAAATACAGCAGGAATTTCTATAACTTTAGTATATGTAGATGCAACTAGAGGTTGGGTAGTAGTTAATTCAGGAAATGATAATAATATTACTCCTCTTCCTTTATTTACAACAGCCACAGGTGGAACAGTAACTACTTGTGGTAATTATAAAATTCATACATTTACATCTTCAGGATGTTTTTCAGTAACACAAGTAGGTAATAGTCCTACAAGTCCTACTGGTGGTCCATCTAATGCAGAATATTTAGTAGTAGCAGGAGGAGGTTCAGGTGGTGGAGATCGTGGTGGAGGAGGTGGAGCAGGTGGTGTAAGGTCTGATTTTCCAACACCTGCAGGTACAGTACCTTTAATAGTACAAACTTATCCTATAACAGTAGGAGCTGGAGGTACTGGTGTTGCTGACAATATAGCAGGTAATGTTGGAAGTAATTCTATATTTTCAATAATTACATCAACAGGTGGAGGTGGAGGTGGATTAGGAAATGCTACTACAAGTCCTGGTGGAAGTGGTGGAAGTGGTGGAGGAGGCGCTGGTCCTTGTGGAGCAGCAGGTGCAGGAAATACACCACCAGTAAGTCCGTCACAAGGAAATAATGGAGGAACAGGTGGAAGTGCTCCACTTCCAGGTCTTCAAGGTGCAGGTGGTGGCGGTGGAGGACAAGGAGGTGTAGGAGGAAACGCATCCCCAAGTACTGGTGGAGCAGGCGGTGTAGGTGGAGGATATGGAGCAGGTATTGCAGTCCCTACTATTGGAACTCCAGGACCAAGTCCAACATCTAGATATTTTGGTGGTGGAGGAGGCGGTGGAAGAGATGGTAGAACTGGTGGATCTGGTGGTCCAGGAGGATATGGTGGTGGCACAGCAGGACAATCTGCATCTAATCCTACAACACCCACAACTAATGGAGATGCAAATAGTGGTGGTGGAACTGGTGGTAGAGGAGTAGATCCTCCAAGTGGAACAACTGGTAATGGTGGATCAGGAGTAGTTGTAATAAGATATAAATTTCAATAAGATATTAATATGGCTGGAATTATAAGAACAGATACATTAACAAATTCAAACACGAGTAATTTAATTACTCAAGCCAATACTACAACTATTACTATTGGAGCATCTGGACAAACAGTTGCTTTAGCATCAGGTGCAACATCATCTGGTTTTGGTGCTACATATAACGGTGCAGTTAACTGGTCTTCAACAGTTCAAACAACAGGTTTTACAGCAGTATCAGGTAATGGTTATTTTTGTAATACAACTTCTGCAGCATTTACAGTAACTTTACCAGCAACACCAAGTGCTGGAGCAATAGTAGCAATCGCAGATTATGCTGGAACTGCATCAACAAATAACATTACGGTTGGAAGAAATGGATCTAATATAAATGGAAGTGCAAGTAATTTTATAATAAATGTAAGTAATTCTTCAATTACTTTTGTATATGTAGATGTAACTGCTGGTTGGAAATTAGTATACAGTGCAAGTGTAAGTGATGTACAAACACCTCAATATGTAGCAGCTACTGGAGGTACAGTAACAACGTGTGGTAATTATAAAATTCATACATTTAATAGTTCGGGATGTTTTGTAGTATCTAATGCTGGAAATCCTTTAGGATCAACAACTGTAGATTATATGGTTGTAGCTGGAGGGGGAAGTGGTGGAAAAGATGTTGGTGGAGGAGGTGGTGCTGGAGGGTTTAGAGAATCAGTTCCAACTACTGCAGCATGGACGGCTAGTCCATTAGCAAATCCAGGCGGAGCATTACCAATTTCAGCAACTACTTATCCAGTAACAGTTGGTGGAGGTGGGGCTTCAGCAATACCATCTAACGCTGGATCTCCTTCTGTTTTTTCAACAATAACTGCAGCTGGAGGAGGAAGAGGAGGATGTTATTCTGGTTGTAATGGTGGAAATGGTGGATCTGGTGGAGGAGGTGGTGGATATACAGTTGCTACAACTGGTGGAACAGGAAATACACCTCCAGTAAGTCCACCACAAGGAAATAATGGTGGTTCAAATATAGCTCCATTAGGAATAAATAAAACAGGTGGTGGAGGTGGAGGAGCTGGTTCGGCAGGTTCTAATGCTGTTTCCGCACCAACTGGTTTTACTCCAAGATCATCTGGTGTATCTACATCTATATCAGGTAGTCCAGTAACTTTTTCTCAAGGAGGAAGAGGTGCTGGGGATTGTGCTCCAGGAGCAACTGCTGGTGGTTCAAACACAGGAACAGGTGGAGATGGTGAAGGGAGTGCAGCACCAAGTTCAGGAGGTGCAGCTGGTGGATCTGGAAAAATTGTAATAAGATATAAATTTCAATAAGATAAAAATATGGCTGGTAGTGAAATAAAAGTAAATCAAATTAGTCCTAAACAGACTTGTACAACAATTACAGTTGGTAATAGTGGTAACACTATTATTATTCCAGCTGGTGCAACAATTACAAATAATGGTACAGCTACTGGTTTTAGTAGAACAGGAACGGTAAATTGGTCTTCAACAATTCAGACTTCAGGATTTACAGCTTCGTCACCAAATGGATATTTTTGTAATACTACTTCAGCAGCTTTCACAGTAACTCTTCCATCTTCAGCTACTGCTGGAGATATAGTAGCGTTTGCAGATTATGCACAGACATTTAATACAAATAATTTAACTTTAAATCCAAATGGATTAAAAATAGAAGGGGCAACAACTAACGTAATACTTTCAACACAAGGTGCATCAGTAACTTTAGTTTATTCAGATTCAACTAAAGGTTGGATAATAGTTTCTTCAGCGCAAGTATCAGAATTACCAAGACCTGCATTTGTTACAGCAACAGGTGGAACAGTAACTACTTGTGGTAATTATAAAATTCATACATTTACATCTTCAGGATGTTTTGTAGTAACAAGTGCTGGAAATCCTTCAGGATCTAATTCAGTAGATTATTTAGTAGTAGCAGGTGGTGGTGCAGGAGGTAATAATGGTCCTGGCGCAGGAAATGGTTCAGGAGGTGCAGCTGGAGGATTCAGAGAATCAGTACCAAGTCCAGCCGCATGGACAGCTTCTCCATTAGCATCTAATACATCATTACCAGTTTCAGCAACAACTTATCCAGTAACAGTAGGTGGTGGTGGAGGTGGTAATACTTGTCATTCTTCAGGTAGTTCATCTGGTGCATCTGGTAATCTTTCAACTTTTTCAACAATTACAAGTGCAGGTGGTGGAGGTGGTTCAGGAAATGGTAGCCCTACTGGTCTTTCTGGTGGTTCTGGAGGAGGTGGAGCTACTATAGCTGGAACAGGCAATACTCCACCAGTAAGTCCATCTCAAGGAAACCCTGGAGGAATTGGAAGTGGGGCTGGTGGTGGTGCAACAGCAGCAGGTGGAGCAGCAACTCCTCCAGCTGGTCCTGGACCAGGAACAGGCGGAACAGGAGCGGGAACTGGTATTAATCCAAGTCCATCAGTTGGTGCGCCTGGTCCAAGTGCTCCTTTAAGATATTTTGCAGGTGGAGGTGGAAGTTATTTTTCTCCTTCTTATCCTGATGGAGGTGTAGGGGGTGGTGGAACAGGACATCCTACTTTACCACTTGTTACTAGTGGAACTACAAATACAGGAGGAGGAGGTGGAGGAAATGGTGCTACTTCAGGCACATCTGGTTCTGGTGGATCAGGTATAGTTGTAATAAGATACAAATATCAGTAATTTATATGCACTTTATTTTTAAAAATTTTAATATATAATAGGAGACAATCATGGCACATTTTGCAAAATTAGGAGTTAATGGAAAAGTAATCGCAGTAGTAGTTGTAGCAAATTCTGATACAACTAATGCTAGTGGTGTTGAAGATGAAAATGTTGGTATTCAGTTTTTAGAAAGAAGTACTGGATGGCCACTTTGGTTAAAAACATCTTACAATACAAAAGCAGGAAAATATTATAATTCTGATGGATCAGAAGGAGATCAATCAAAAGCATATAGAGGAAATTATGCAGGTATTGGTTATACTTATGATGAAAATAATGATATTTTTATATCTAAAAAACCATTTGCAAGTTGGAAACTAGATATACCAACAGCATCTTGGAAGGCTCCAATAGCTATGCCAGATACTGAAACAAATGGTTTAAAAGATATGTATACTTGGAATGAGTCTACACAATCTTGGGATAAAGTAGAATCTAAATCTTAAACTTGACTTTAAAATAATTCAGGCATATATCTTTTGATATGCACAAAAAAGTATTATCTGAAACTGCAATTTATTATGATGAATTACCTAGTATATCTCACGTAGATAATAATAAAATAAAAAATTCTATATTATCTGATTTTGCTAATTTTAAAGCATCAAATGATAATCGTTATAAGGATATTAGAATTGGTATGCATCAACATATCACTTGGGTTATGGATTATATGAGAGATCATATAAGAGGTGAATATGGATTTACATTAATTCCAATTAGCATCTTTGCACAAGTTCATGGTAAAGGGGAAACTGTTATTAAAAGAAATCATATTGATCCATATGATATTCATAATTCACCAGATTTTACATTTATGTATTTTGTAGATGCAGATGATGAATTAGTTATTGAATGGGAAGACCATAGAGATAAAGGAAGATTTTGGACTATACCAGTTAAAACTGGAAAATTTGTTATGTGGAATAGTGATTTAAATTATTATATGTTACCTAATAAAAAAGATTCATTTAGAATTGCATTGTTATTTAATTGTCAAATTATATGAATTTAACTAATCATTATTGGTATTTTCAATCTGCATTAACTCCACGATTTTGTGATGAAGTTATTAAATATGGAACGATGCACGAAGAACAATTAGCATTAACAGGTGGATTTGATAATAAAGATCCTAAAAAATTAAATCAAGAAGAACTTAAAGATTTAAAAAAGAAAAGAGATTCTAACA